TGCGATGTCTGAGCCACCAACTGCACCTGGTTCGTTGCGTAGATCGTGCCACTCTTGACTGCCGTTGGCAAAGTCTCCTAATAGGACTGCATCAAGCAACTCATTTGTTTCTGGTGATAATTTGTTTACTGGCAAGGTTTCCCTCTCTTTTCCTTGTCGCAAGGCCACGCTAACTCTCTCGGCGTGGCTTTGCTATTTGATGTGTCTTTACTCTAGTGTGAGCCTATGACATTACGCCAGATTGAACGCAAATATATTGAGTTGCAAGAAGCAATAAGAAACAATGATGGGGTTCAATGTGCCTCGGTCCCAGAGGTCTTTTTCCCAGAGGATGAGCATGACCCAGAGATGCGTAAGTCAATGATCAAGGTAGCCAAAGAAGTCTGTGATGACTGCCCTGTCAGGCTTAGGTGCTTTGACTATGCCCTATCAGCAGGTATGCAGGGCATTTGGGGTGGCACTACCCATGAGGAACGGGTAAAGCTTAGGACTTCGAGCTAGGGCCTGACTTATCGGCAATCTTGCCAAAGCTCTTGTTTAGCTCGTCTGGGTCAATCTTGCCGTCTGCAAGGTAAGACCGAGATAGCTCCTGAGCCACATCAATCACACCAGCAAAGGCAGCCATAGCAACAGCCTGGATAACCTCTAGGCCGATGACAGCTCCACCGACAAAGATACCGGTAACCTTCAAGATGATGACCGCAAAAGTGCGTCTAATAATGTCTAACCACATGAGTTAGTCCTTTCGTAAAGGGTAAGTTGCTGCCCAGATGAGTATTGTCACGATTATTGCCCAACCTACAAAGTCTTTGGCTGTGCCTTCAAGCACTACCCAAGCGATGCCTAAGCCGAGAATTGTCCAAGACTGATCTAGTTGGTCTTTTAGAAACTTCAAAACTTCCTACCTGCCAATGCGACTTGGGTCACAATTACAGAGGCAACAATTACTTGTTGCGACTGCTCTCGTACTTCTGGACTCATGTCCGACCCGATTGAGCGTAGGTTATCTACAAGTTTAGCAACCTGCTCTAACGCTAGCTGAGGCAGGATTAGCAAGTTTTCAATCGGTGTGTTTTCAATTTCTGGCTCTATAAGGCTCGTAGAAGGCTCGACAGGTTCGGGGGTAGGTGATGGGCTTGTTTCAGGGGTAATCGGCTCTACAGGGCTTACAGGGCTGTTTAGGGTAGGTTGTGGCTCTGGCGTGGGTTCAACTGGTGGGGCAGGTGCAGGTTGAGGCTCAGGTTCAACAGTAGGCTCAGGGCTTGGCTCTGGGCTAGGTTCGATGGTAGGCTCAGGGCTTGGCTCAATCACTTCCGGCTCCTGAGTAACTTCTGGACTAGGCCCAGGAGATGGTACAGGGTCAGGCTCGGTATCAGGAACATAATCAGGATGGTAAAGCAAAGCAGGATCCAGCTCACCGCCGTCAATAGATACCACGCTAACAAAAGTGGTGAACTCACCAGCAAAGCCACCCTCGCAAAAGTGCTGGGGAATGTTGCCCTTATCCAAGAAGTAGTCGTTTTCATTGTTCCATCCAATTCCGTAGGTCTGTTGATTTCCGTTTGAGTCTTGACAGATTACAGTTGCTGAGGCTTGTGCGGCATAGGCAGGAATAGGTTGCCAGACCATAAAGAAAACAAAAAAGCCCACAGAGATTATCCGTAGGCTTTTTGAAGTTTGTAATTGTTTGAGCAAGCTATCCGAGCTTTGACCAAGTTAGAGGGCCAACAATTCCGTCTGCTAGTAGTCCATGCTTCCTTTGGAAAGCAACAACAGCAGTATGGGTCATCGGACCGAATGGACCAGGTGGGTTTACACCTAGCTTGTTTTGTAAGTAAAGAACATCTGGACCTGCTGGCTCGCCTCGTCTGAGTTCCTTGCCTCGGTAGGCTCTTGAACCCTTAGCAGGTGCAACACTTGGCTTAGCAGGTGAAGCAGGAATAGCACTTGTAGGTGCGCCTCTAAAGGCTTCATAGTCAATGTTCCCAGCTCCCATAGTTGGCTTGCCACCGACTCGGAAAGACAGGTGAAGGTGAGCGCCGTAGCCGTTCTCTTTACCAAGACCTGATCCACCAACAAGACCGATGACCTGACCTTGCTTGACTTCCTGACCAGCAACAACATCAATGCGAGATAGGTGTAGGTAGTCTGCGTTATGACCTGAAGCAAAACTCTGGAAAATCATGCGACCACCAGCACCAGCAAAGGTCGGGACAATACCGGTGATTGTGCCGTCTGAGATTGCCTTAACAGGTGTGCCAGTTGGGACTGCGTAGTCTGTGCCTGGGTTCCTTGAAGGGCTTACCTTCCTGTTGCGATGTCCGTCAAAGCTGTCAGAGATGCTACCGCCGTCTACCGGTCTAATCCATGCTGTCATTATTGTCCTATCGTTGCGGCTATCAAACCAATGATTGCTATTGCTGATCCTGTAAGTCCGGTGTAGGCGATACGCTCAATCCAAGCGAGCCTGGCAAGGGTTAGTTCTACTTCCCTAATGCGCTCAGGCACATCGTCAAGGTGGTCGAGCTTCTGTAAGACCTTGACTAGAATCTCGCCGTGTTCAAGTTGCTTCTTGTAAATGTCAGCTTGGGTGATGCGGACTGTGGTTGTTTCCTCAGCCATTACTCAGCGCCTTCAGAAAAGTCCTGAAGCTCCCAATCTATTTCTGATTCGTTCCAAATGTATCTAAAGCCGTCACTTGGGTAAGGCACAGGTGCTTCCCAGTTGCAAGTTTGCTCGTCAAGTAGCCATGAGTCAAAGGGCTTAGGGGGAATAAAGGCATCGCGTTCAGCATCGTAGGTGTAGCCAAGGCCAGCAAAGTTTTTACGGAAAGCCTTGGACTGGTCAGCCGCTGGTTCCAGAGTTGTGTTGTCATAGTAAACACCAGCCCTAGTGTTGTAAGAGGTCTGCTTGTAGGTGTCACCAGTGCGCTCGCAAAGCTCTGCCTCTTTGCCGTCATCCTCTTGTCTGCCAACAGTAACAAAGATTACGATGTTGTTTTCGTCTAATTTTGCAAAATGACTCATGAGAAGGTTACCGTTTCACTTGTAGTTGATGTGGCGGTCACAACATAAACTTGTCTACCGCTGACTGTGCTGTTGGTTTGCGTTACTCCACCAGTAAATGTAACAGTTGTGCCTGTAACAACTGAGAAAATTACGACACCGGAGCCACCTGTACCAGTGTTTGTACCTAAAGTACCGCCACCGCCACCGCCAGTATTAGCCGTTCCGTTTCCACCTGCACCGCTAGTAGTTCCATTACCGCCACCGCCAGTACCACCAGTACCAGCAGAAGAAGTACCGCTGCCACCACCACCACCACCGCGATCAACAGAAGAACCTGTAATTGAAGAAGCTAATCCAGCTCCCCCATTTCGCCCAGCACCAGAATTGGCTGTTACTCCAACAGCACCAGCACCACCGCCACCGCCGGCACCTTGCTGTCCAGCAGTTCCAGCACCGCCATTACTTCCCTGTCCTTCAATACGATAAACAGGTGGGTTATCAAAGTTTCCACCACCAGAGCCGCCAAATGTATTGTTACCTCGAAAGCCACCGCCACCGCCACCGCCCTCGGAAGTGATTGAAGCTAAGACCGAGCGATTTCCTCTGTTTGAATTTGCCAAATTAGAAGTGACCGAAGCTCCACCAGCGCCAACAATAATTGGATAAGCAGTTCCAAAAACAATCGGCAAAGCAAGTTCGGCTGTTACAGAACCACCGCTTAGCGCACCAGAAACATTTGTGCGATAACCACCGGCACCACCGCCACCGCCACCAGCTCCAGCATCAACTCGACCACCCGAACCGCCACCAGCAATTACCAGGTATTCCAAAGTAGGTGTGGCAGGAGCCAAAGAAGCATAAGCTGTGCCGTTCCAAAACTGGAAGGTATTCGAGTCAGCTAAATATGTGACCATGCCCTCTGTGGCTGACCCGATAGCTGAGCCTCTAGCGGCTGTGCCAGCAAAGGTCATAATTGCCTGATCCATTAGATAGGTGTTTACATCTGATGCGGCTAGAACTTCACCAGCGGTGAATACTTTTCTTGGCATTGTTTTCCTTAGTCTTTATCTATCTGAAGTTTGATTATGCGAGTGGTACAAAGCTAGTGCCGTTATAGAACTCAAAGGTGTTGGTGTCAGCCAAGTAGGTAAGCATACCCTCAGTAGGACTAGCGATAGCAGAGCCTCTAGCAGCGGTACCAGCAAAGGTCATAACCATCTGATCCATAAGAAACGAGTTTACATCTGAGGCAGCTAGGACCTCACCAGCGGTAAATACTTTTCTAGGCATTGTTTTCCTTGTTTGTCTTAGTCAAAGTTTAGCAGTTAGAAACTCAGGCGGTCATCATCAAGTGTGCCGAATAGAACGCTGTCAAGAACGAACAGGGTGAAGTCCAATCTCTCAAGCGATAGGTTGACACGCTTTTCATTGTTAGACCAATCATGGCTAACCCCGATAACCCTGCAATACTGCTCAATGACTGGTGGGATAGCTGAAGGCGTAAACCTTACATTTACGATGTCACCGATTTCTAGGTCAAGGACTTTATTCTGCTGAGCTTCGGAGAGCACATCCAAGATAACTGACAAGCTCTGGAATCGGTATTGTGGCTCTTTGAACCTAGCCAACAAGAAGTCTGCCAGATACTGAAGGTCATCAGCCGAATCGTTTAGTAACCCTGTCGCGCTGTAAGACCTTGGGCCATAGGTTCCTTGTGACTCAGCGTCCTCGGCTAGCACCTCATCAGGCACAACTTTGTTATTGCTTAGAACGATGCGGTTGTATAACTGCTCTGATCCATAGACAACCTCAAGGTCGGCAAAGGGAATAACTGTGAATCCTGGGACTGAGGCCTCATCGGTAAAGGACACATCAATCGTTCCTGGGGCTGAGTTTCTTTCTTTGAATACAAACTTGCCATCCTTAGAGATAAAGACATCCCCTGCCTCGCTAGTAGCAACAAGCTGAAGGTAGGCAACTGTCTGTGTTCCCTCGGTGATAGCAACATTGCTTAGCAAGCTATCGCCGGTGTCAATGCTCCGTCTGTCGCTGGGCCAATTTACTTCTGGCAGGTCAAGGATGCGAGTGACCCTAGCACCTGATAGTTCGGCAGCAGGGCTGACTGCTGGCAAGTTGTTTATGGTGAGGTTGCTAAGTGCATCTGAGCTTTGGATGCTTACGACAGACCTGTTGCTTGGTTGGTAGATAATGTCAAGGTCATCAATAAAGCCATAGATAACCGGATAGCCGTTACAGCTAACCCTGACTTCTCTACCAGGAATAAGCTGACCATAATAAAAGCCAGCCTCATAAAGTGGGTCAAATAGTCTGTCTGAGTTATCAAGCTGAATGTCGATAGTTCCAGCGTCAATACGATCTAGTGCTTGGGACTTACCTCTAGTTGTTGAGGTAGATAGCAGTCTGTCGGTAATGTCAAAAAGCCTTGGACCACCGAGCTCATAGATTGTGTTATCTAATACACCCTTTACAGGGTCATCAAGCTTAAAGGCTGTGTCGTCTAGGTTGCCGAGATCAATAGAAAGCTCGACCTTGACTGCTGGTGCTGCCATTAGGCACCTTGCCAGACAGCCCCAGAGCTTCGCTCGTAGGCTTTGATCGCATCAACAATTGATTTACCGATAGTCGCGCCTGAGCCAACCCCACCATTGACAGTTATGTTGTAAGTGTTTCCAGCCTTGCCACCGAAGTCTTTCATCCGGTCAAGAGGAATAACGGCCTCAGCCTGTCCACCCTCACCGATGTTGGCAAGGACTCCACCTGGTCGTGGCATTACGATTCCACCCTCGGCAAGTCTTGGGATTTGGACATTTGGAATAGTTGGTATCTGGACATTGATTCCGATTGCTTTACCAGCACCCAAAACTCTGTTGATAAGGGTTAGTAGTCCATTGACACCAGCAATGATGAAGTTGATGTAGCCCTCGATAAACCCAAGCACCCCATTGAGTGCGCCTCTTGCGATACCACCTAGAGTGTCAAACACAGCAGCAAAGAAACTACCGATTTGGTTTAGGG